ATTCAATAAAACCTTTAAATAAACCTGCCCTAGCTCTTAAACTTCTTGACCGGGTTGATTATATATTAACCGCTGAATCGATTAGGTATGATAAAGAAGTTCTGGTTCAACTAATAATGAAATTCTTTCCTGATTTCAGAAGACTTATTAATGAACTTCAAAGGTATTCTAGTACCGGGGAAATAAACTCTGGTATTTTATCTTCTAACTCGATTCAAATTGTCGAACTCATTAAATTTCTTTCAAATAAGGAGTTCACCAACGTTAGAAAATGGGTTGTAGATAATATTGATAATGAATCTGATGCTATATTTAGATTGGTTTATGATTCACTATATGATTATTTAAAACCTGCATCTATTCCCGAAGCAGTTATTGTCATAGCTGAATATCAATATAAGTCTGCGTTTGTTGCTGATTCTGAGATTAACACCCTTGCGGCTCTCACAGAAATTATGCTTCGATGTGAATTCAAATGAAATTAAAATTATCGGATTTTCTTAATTCTATTAATTTCAATAAGGTAGATTTGTCTGAGCATATTGATCAGTATTCCCCTTTCATTATTAATAAATGCTTATCTGCACATATTGATACATTATTTTTTGCCAATGAAATGAATAGATATCATTTTCTCGATAAAGATATTCAATATAAATATTATTTGAAGGTGATCAAAAAGAAGAGACGGTATGCACCATGGTTAAAATCTTTGGAGAATGACAACGTTTCTGCAATAAAAGAATATTATAATTATTCTGATAAAAAGGCTAAGGCTATATTGGATTTATTATCTGTTGATCACCTCGAAGAGATCAAAAAATCCTTATACAGGGGTGGAACTTGATTTTATAAATATCAATATTTTATAACGGACTAAATATTATGAGTGACATAGATTCATTATTAGAAATTTCTTTCAGCCAAGCTGATGATTTTCTCAAAATTAAAGAAACATTAACAAGGATTGGTGTGGCATCTCGAAAAGATAATAAACTTTATCAATCTTGCCATATCCTTCATAAACAAAATAAATATTACATTGTGCATTTTAAAGAATTGTTTAAACTTGATGGTAAGCCCACAGATATATCAGACAACGATCTCGAGAGAAGGAATGCTATAGCTAAATTATTATCAGATTGGGGTCTCCTAAAAATTAAACACGAACTAGGAAATTTAGCACCAATGAACCAAATTAAGGTTATTTCTCACAAAGATAAAGATAACTGGGAATTAATAGCGAAATATAATATAGGAGGAATTAAATGAGCGTTGAAATTTTAAGATTGAGAAGTGGTGAAGATATTTTATGTGATGTTATTACTGAAGTTGATGATAGCTATGTGGTAGAAAATCCTGCAGTAGTTATGCCTGTCGGAAGAAACGAGGATGGTGCAATGCAAATGGCACTATCACCGTGGATGCCATATTCAACAAATACAGAATTTGTAATTCCGGTGGATTTTGTTGTAACTTCTGCCGCACCGACAAAAGATATCCTTTCTTCTTATTCTGAAATGTTTTCTAAAATATACGCACCAAAATCCCAAATTCTATCATAAAAGTTTACAATTCTAAGAATTTGTTATATAATGTTTTTATGATCTACAAATTGAGGATTCAAGATGAGTTGTTTTTATACAAATGCTATTCAACAAAATGGAATGATTTATACCAGAGGTTATAATTCTGGTAAACAATATTTTCAAAAAATAAGATATAAACCATCTCTTTGGATTGAGGGTGAGGGATCATATAAAGATCTAAGCGGTGAAAAGTCTTTAATAAAAAAAGAATTTAAAACCATTAAGAAATCCCGTGAGTATTTTAATCAATTCAAAGATGTATTCCCTGTATATGGGGATTTCCCAAATCAGTACAAATATATAGCTGAGAACTGGGAAGATGATATTGAATTTAATGCCGAAGATATCCGTGTACTCAATTTCGATATCGAAACCATGCAACCACCAGAGGGTGGATTTCCATATCCAGAAAAAGCTAATGGCGAAATCAATGCCATTACCATCGAATATAATGGGGATTATTTCACATTTGGTACAGGGGATTATACCTCAAAAAAAGATAATTCTAAATATATTAAATGCGAAGATGAAAAGGATCTCTTAACAAAATTTGTAAATCTTTGGGGATTTATTAAACCTGATGTTATAACCGGATGGAATATCGAATTCTTTGATGTTCCGTATATTGTTAATAGAATATCAAAAATTATCTCTTTCGATTTTGCCCAAAAATTAAGTCCATGGGGAGTTATAAGAGAGAAAAGGGTTAATACCTCTTTCGGCAGAGAACAACAAACATACGATATACTCGGTATATCTAATCTGGATTATGTTTCTCTATATAAAAAGTTTACATTTGTAAATAGGGAATCATATTCCCTTAATAACATATCATTCGAAGAACTTGGGGAAAAGAAACTCGATTATTCTGAATATGAAAACCTTTTTAATCTATATGAGAAAAATTATGAACTCTTTATAGATTATAATATCAAGGATACAGAACTTGTTAGAAGGCTTGATGATAAATTGAAACTCCTGGATCTGGTTTACATGATGACATATAAAGCTAAATCTAATTATACCGATGTTCTTGGTACATTAAGGGTTTGGGATGTAATATGTTATAATTATCTTATAAAGAAAAATATTATTGTTGGATCCAATAAGGAATCTGAGTTCCGGGATTTTGTTGGTGGATATGTTAAAGAAACCCAAACAGGAAGACATTCCTGGGTAATGTCATTTGACCTTGCTTCATTGTATCCTCACCTGATTATGCAGTATAATATTTCACCAGAGACTATTAGGGAACGTATTCCGGATGTGTCAATTGATTCTATGTTAGATAAAACCAATGTATTCAATTTAACCGATTCTACTGTAACCCCAAATGGAATGACATATTCCACCAAGGTTCGTGGTTTCATTCCAGAATTAATGGATCAATTTTTCACGACAAGAAAAACAGTAAAGACCAAAATGATTCTGGCCCAAAAGGAAGGAAACAAAGACCTCGAAGAGAAACTTTATGTTGAGCAAATGGCTCTTAAAATCCTTCTTAATTCTTTATATGGTGCTCTCGGGAATAAATATTTTCGCCACTTTGATGTTAATATGGCAGAATCCATTACAACAGCAGGACAATTGAGTATTCGGTGGATTGAGCGTACCATTAATAAATACATGAATAAAATAATGTTAACAGATGGTATTGATTATGTAATTGCTTCTGATACTGATTCGGTTTATGTAACATTCGATGCACTTGTTTCAAAATTATTTGAATCAACTAGAGCCATTGAAGAGAAAGTTAATTTTCTCGATGTGATAGGATCTAATCAGTTCAGAAAATTAATTGATGATTCATATCAGGAGCTTGCAGATTATACCAACGCCTACGATCAAAAGATGCTCATGGATCGGGAAGCAATAGCAGATTCTACTGTATTCTTTGCTAAAAAACGATACATTATGAATGTCCTTGATAATGAAGGGGTTCGATATAAAACCCCTAAAATTAAAATGATGGGGATTGAAGCTATTAAAAGTTCGACCCCGCCTATATGTCGAACAGCTCTCAAAGAATTTATTAAAATTATTTTAAATGGTACAGAGAAGGAAGCACAAGAATACTATTCTAATTTTAAACTTGAATTTGCAAAGGCTGATTATATAGATATCGCATTTCCTAGAACTGCTAATAATATAGATAAGTTTTATGATTCTACTTCTCTTTATAAAAAAGGAACCCCTATACATGTACGAGGTTCAATATTATATAATGAATATATAAGAATACTCGGATTAGATTCTAAATATGAATATATAGAGAATGGGACTAAGATTAAATTTTGTTATCTTAAAATGCCCAATACTATAAAATCTAATGTAATTTCTGTTCCTTCTGTTCTTCCGAGAGAACTCGAATTATCAGAATATATAGATTACGATCTTCAGTTTGAGAAAGCATTTTTAATGCCGGTTGATAATATGTTAAAAATTATTAATTGGACGCCAGAAAAACGAAATACATTGGAGGAATTTTTCACATGAATTTACAAGACATGAAAGATCTAGATGCAGAAAAGAAATTAAAAGAAGAAAATGATGCAATGGAAAGAACGTTTTTCAAGAAATGGGGTACCAGAATAGGGGATATTGTTTCTTTAAAATATGATGAACTTTATCAATTCAAAAGTTCAGAACAAGCTAAAATAGTAGAAATTATTTCTGCAGAACTAGTAAGATTGGTATTTAAATCTGGGGGTGGTGGAACTTGGCATATATTAAATCTCAATACTGAGGGCGAAACCATTAAATGAATTTACTTGAAAGGATGAAATCAACATCCAAAATAAAATTGGCATCCGTTATGTCAGAATCGAAAATATTAAATCAAAGCGAACCAATAACCACTGTAGTTCCTATGATTAATGTTGCGTTATCTGGAAAATTCCGTGGGGGTATTACTTCTGGATTGACTGTGATTGCAGGACCTTCTAAGAATTATAAAACCTCATTTGGTCTTTTAATGCTCAAGGCATATCAGGATAAATTTCCAGATTCTGTAACGCTCTTTTATGATTCGGAATTTGGATCTCCACAAGCGTATTGGGATTCATTTGGTATTGATATGAATAGAGTTCTTCACATTCCTATTAAAAATATTGAAGAATTAAAATTTGATCTCATAACACAACTGGAGGAGATTTCCTCGGCCGATAAAGTTTTCATTATGATTGATTCCATTGGCAATCTAGCATCCAAAAAGGAGCTTGATGATGCTAAAGATTCTAAGTCTGTTGCCGATATGACTAGAGCAAAACAAATGAAATCATTATTTCGTATGGCTACTCCATATCTCACATTGAATGATATTCCACTGATCGCGGTTAATCATACTTATGAAACACAGGAGATGTTTTCGAAACAGATAGTTTCTGGCGGTACTGGAATAACATATTCTGCTAATACAGTTTGGATTATAGGACGTCGTCAAGATAAGGTTGGTAAAGAAATTATAGGTTATGATTTTATCATTAATGTCGAGAAATCCAGATTCGTTAAAGAAAAATCTAAGATACCTATATCGGTATCATGGGAAGGTGGTATTCAAAAATATTCTGGACTTCTAGAAGTCGCAGTCGAATCCGGATTTGTGACTAAACCCAAGGTTGGTTGGTACACTCGTCCAACTGTAACAGATGATAAAAATTTCAGAGAAAAGGATACCCTCAATGCAGAGTTTTGGAAACCAATTTTTGAAGATACCAATTTCTCTCAATATGTAGAGGAAAAATTCTCTATAGGTTATATACAAATGCTGGATTAATTATCAAAAAGATAATCATGTACGCAATAGGGATACTAATAATATTTCTATTAGTTCTTTGGGTATTTGTATTATTAATACATCATCATTTCACAGACGATGTTAAACACGATTGGGTTCGCTTATCAGAATTTGGTAGAATGCAATCCGGAAAGAGGTAAAATATGAAATATACTAAAGTAAATGGAATATTAACATTGCCAGAAAGGAACGAGAACGATAAAAACACAGGATGGATGCTGTGCATCAAATTTGAAGATTTTAAATTATTTGGGTATAAATTAGATTTAATGTGGAGAGAACGAAGGGGGGTTAAAGAACCCGCACCACAGAAATCCGTTGAAATTTTAAATCTAAAAACTGACTGCCCACATAAATTCTTCCTTCATTAGTTTACAATAATTTAAAAAAATGGTATAATAGAAATGAAACAAGAATATACGTTGGTCGAAAATAAAAATATTCCAGATAAAACCGGAATAAAATTAGTGGGTGGTGATTTCGATGGTATAATTTTTTTATATGGTAATGTTAGATTCTCAGAGGATGTTCCTCCTGTCATGAAATTTGATTTTGAGGTTCTTAAAAATCCAAATCAAATCAAATATAAAGATTCGAGAGAATTTGAATTTATAATGGGTGATATACTTGTTGAACTTATAGATAACCAATTGAGCGATAATGATAGAAGAAACGATAATAAAAAATCTGATAACGAATGAATCATTTCTGAGGAAGGTAATACCTTTTATTAAGGAAGAATATTTCCAAGGACATATAGAAAAGGAAATATTTAAGGAAATTCATAATTATGTAGGGGAATATTCAAATGTTCCTTCCAAAGAAGCTCTGATCATAGGAATTAATAAAAGAAATAATATAACTGATGATGTACATTCAAAATTAATAGATCATATCAATTCCATTTCTCCATCCGAGGTCGATGTAGATTGGTTGGTCAATGAAACAGAGCAATTCTGTAAAGATAGATCCGTATATAATGCGGTACTGAAATCCATTTCTATTATTGATGGCAAGGAGAAAGATTTAACACCAGATGCATTACCTTCTATATTATCAGATGCTTTATCCGTTTCTTTCGATTCTAATGTTGGACATGACTATTATGATTCGGCAGAAGATAGATTTGATTTCTATCACAGGAAAGAGGAAAAAATCCCGTTCGACATAGATATTCTTAATAAAATTACGAAGGGCGGTCTGCCGAATAAATCTTTACTATGTTGGATGTCAGGAACTGGTGTCCCTT